AAATTTCCGCATTAGAAAAGTGGCGATGGATGATGATGGGAGCAGGTGTTGTAATAGGCTCGCTAGGTTTTGATACTATAGCAAAACTACTAAAATAAAAAAACGGTCTTAGGACCGTTTTTTCGTAAGTGCTTTTAATTTCTTCTGAACAACATCAAAATTCACTGTACTAAATAATCCAGGATGTAATGGTTTAGGATATTGATTATCACCCACCCAAGCATAACCACAATGTTCATAATTTAATATTGGGATGAATTCTTCATCTATCGCACAAAAAAATGTATGATAGGTAAACGTATTATTCACAAATTTTTGTATCGGTACTAGTTTTGCATTTTCTGGAAAGTACCCAATTTCTTCTTGACATTCTCTATCAATACCCACAAGTAATGTTTCACCGTTTTCTATCTTACCACCTGGTATACCCCAATTGCCCGGATTTTTGTTATCCGTTCTAAGTAGATATAAGAATCGTTGTGTGTTTTTAGCGTAAAAGAAAACGCCTGCTGAGATATTATTCATATGCTAAAGTATTATAGCATAAAGTACTTTAGATTACAATACTATAATCACCCTGGTCGTACCAACCTTCCCAAGATTTCATCCATGCATCTTCGGTATTAACATAACGATATTGTATGCTGGTTGTTAAATTGGTAACATATTCTACTGTAGTAGCCTGGGCACTATCAAATGATACAAACCATTCGCCTGTACCACTATCATATTCAATAATGTCATTAGCATATGCTACTACATTACCCCATGCAATAGTTGTATCACCTTCATGACCAATGTTATCTACAATAAGATATCTCATGCCATTTTCTGCGGGAGGTAACCCTGCATTTGGTCCAGTGACTAGTGGGTTAATCACGCTGTCTACAGGATCCAATGTATTTTGGGGCAGGGTATCTGGATCAATATCATATATCAATAATCTATCATCTACTGGATCCGGAACAATAGTGCCAACAATCTCGGTAGTCATAAATGGGTTTTGTAACCATATTTGACTGATACCGGGACGTATAGTTCCATAAACATTTAATAGACTTGACCAATATAAACTTGTATTGGGGTTAGGAGGCAAATCTAAATCTTCATTACTTGGATAGAAATCTTGATTAGCTGGTAATAGTTGTAGGCTATTACCTATCAATAATAATTTATATCCATATGGTGTAATCTTTTGTCTTGTACCTAATAATAAATCATCATTCTGTATATCATCCAGTGCTTTACCAGAGAATATACTTGCAATAATCTTTTCAATAACACCCATCTTTTTAAGTTTAGCCGCATTGCTAATCCATATAGGCATATAAAATTTCCAACTTAGTACATCAATAGGATTACCTGTACCTTGTGGTATTTGTCTACTACTAAATGTTAAACCATCTTGATACACAACACTTAAACTAGTCCAATCAATAAAGTTATCAGTAGATTGAATTTCTAATGAAGGATTGAATAGTGTGCCTAGTTGTTCAATCAATTCTAATTTTTGATTGTAATTAGTTGTCCATAAATCTACACTCATACGTAATGTATAGGGTACTGGCATTAATCTTTCAACAGTAAATGCTTGTCCTTGTACAGTTTCATAGCTTTGTGTTTCTGCATTATAGCTACGTTGACGAACTTGAATCTTATCAACAAAGGTAGGATCTTGAGTTCTACGTTGATCATATTCTAAACCAGTAATGTAATAAGTGATTAGTGGTGCGCTAGGCAAATTACTAGCACTATTGTTAGCAATAATTGTACTTGCTTGACGACTTGAATCACCATACATAACTGGAACACGAACCAATATTTCATTGCCCGCGGGGTCTTTGCCTTTAGTAACATACCAATTGCTAAAGATTTTTCCAAATTGAATTAGAAATCTGCGTACTTGATTATCATAGAAAAATTGTGCCATTTATTAAATTACCGGTGGTAGTGGATCTGGTGCTATCGTTAAAATAGTTGATAGAGCTTGTTTCTGTGGTATCTCTGTACCATTAGTTGTGACAGTAACATTACTGTTATTTATGAAAGTAGATTGCTGTGACAAATCTGTTTCAGTAAATCCTGTAGGTGTTCTGACGTTTTTAGATATACGAACCCATATTCTACCGTCCCAACGATAAAGAAGTTGTGGTAAATAATCTGTGCGTAAGAAATATGCACCCACTTCTGGGTTTTGAGGAAAAGCAATACCTGCTCCTGTCGGGAATCCATTTGGTGCTTCGCCCGTACCGTCTAAGTAACCAGTTGTATATCCAAAACTTCTTGGGCTACTACGAGCAATGAATTGGAATCTTGGATCAGAATCTGCACGATAGTCCATAGTATCTGGGCCATATGGTTGTGTTCCAGTAAAGTTTGGTGCTACTGGATTCTGATCGGCAAACGCATATGTGTTATCTGAAGTACCATATGGTCCTGTAATTGGCCCTGTTGGCAATGCTGTTAATACAATCTCACCCTCAACTGCTCCCGAACCGTTACCAATGAGTGTGGGTGCAATAGTAGCAGTTTCTAAATTAATTTGTCGTGCGGCTTGTAAAGGATCAAATGTCATGTCCGCTGACATATCCCATATACTTTGAATTGTTGCTTTAGGTATGCGTAATATAGGACTTGCGTTTTTGTAAGCAGGACTACGAACTATTGCTACAACACCGGTTGCTACAACAGGAGCACCTCCGTTATTAGCAATAACATTTATAGGAGGAGCGGGTTGATTATATTTACCTGATAATTCTGTATTAGTTTCAAATTCACCATATGTAGGTACAATATATAAATTACTTCTATCGTAACCTGATTTAGGTACTAATCTATCAGCCTCTTCAATAATAGCATTATTGATTTGTAGATTCTTATTGTATGTAGCAAGAATATCTTTAAGATTTTGATTAGGATCAAGTTCCCAGAATACTGTATTAGGAGGAGTAATACCAATTGGTACTTCTTGTTTAGATAGATAATTTTTATCACCAAATGTAATAGTATAACCGGCTGGATATGTTCTAGTAGCATCCCATAATCCAAGATAATTATCCTGATTAATTGGCTCAGATAATATCTGACTAAATTCTTCACTATCAACTAATGGTTCACATTTAATACGCCATAAATGAGGATACCATGTAGGACTAAATCCTTCACTAGCAAAATTACCATCTGTTATTTGATAAAATCTTTTTAATGCTACCGGAATAGTTTCTTTTAATGGATTATAATCTAATAGATGAGGTAATTCTAATACATCACCTACCATTAATTTACGACCAATTAAATCAATCATATCATTATAATGAATGGTAATAAAAATAATATCGTTATTTAAGAATAAACCAAATTGGCTTAAATTAAAGTCTAAATTCTGAACATTATAATGACCACGTAATCTATAAATATTAGGGTCATATGTTCTATCTCTATTCTCTAAAAATAGTAAATCTTGTATATTAGTAGGATCTAATACATCATATTGTGGTTGTGTATAATCAATACTTGCACCCTGATCTGTGGGTCCTAAGTATTTGTGAATATATAAATCTGTGGAGCCAACAGTAAACATCTCTGATATTGTTCTATCAAAGAATCGATAATCGTTTGATTTTGTCGGGTGATATAGTGATAATCTAGGCATATCTATTATTTATCTGTTCAGCAGATAGAGTTAAAAACGGGTCAACTGCAAGGTTGACAATAAATGGAACATCTGCTATAATACATAAATGCGCTATAAATTTAGGAGAACTTAATGGCAACACGTAAACCCGCAAAGAAAATCATTAAAGCTAGTGATTATTCACAGGTTAAGACACTTAACCCTAGAGACCCGGACATTGAATATTTAGGTCCTGAACCTATGTTTGCCGTACAACCCGATCCAGATAGACGCCGAGTAGCACTTATGCGTAGTTTCACATGGTATGGTCGTTTCTATGGCAAGAAAGATGCTAAAGAATTCTTATCACAATACTTAGACCTACGTGAACGACCACAAGAGGCTAAAATTATGCGTAAGATTGATGAAAGAGAATGTATCAATACTCTAGCTTGGTTGGCACGTATGGAATTGCGTGGGCTAGAACTTTCTGAAACAGAATCAGATACCCTACAAAATGAAATTAAACGATTGCTTGAAACTATTAATAAACCAGAAGTGATTGAAGCTACTGTACCCGAAGTGTCTAATAGACCTAACATTCAGGAAATTCTAAAAGATAAAGCACGTGAAGCCGCAGGTGAACTTGAAGGATTGTTTGATGAATATATTACATCAGGTGCAGGATCAAAACATACATTAAGACCAATAGATGAGGTTGCTAAAAAGAATGTAATGCCACAACATATCAGTTTATTGACCGATGTATGGAAAAAGAAATTGAATGAAATTGAAGAAGTATTAAAAGGTACTGATAGTCAATTAGTGCAGGGTTATCAACATTTAACTAAAACACAATTGAAAAATATTGTAAAGTTTATTGAGTTAGTTATTAGTGATTTGAATAGTTACATTAGTGTTAAGAAAGCCGCAAAAGCTCCTAGGGCACGTAAGGCTGTACCAGTTGAAAAACAAGTAGCAAAACTTAAGTATCTTAAAATATTCAAAGATACTGCAAGTAAACTTGATTTGATGAGTATCAGTCCTATTAAGCTTCATGGCGCAAGTGAAGCATGGGTTTATGATACAGCAAAACGCAAATTACATCATTACATTGCTGATGACTATAGCAAAACGTTTACTGTTAAAGGTAGCACATTGTTAGGGTTTGATACAGCACAAAGTGAAGTGAAAACACTACGTAAACCGGCTGAGCAGATTAAAGAAGTTATGGGTAGCAAGCCGGCAGCACGTAAGTATTTTAAAGACATTAAAGCAGTTAGTACAACACCTAATGGTAGGTTTAACGACCAAATGATTATTTTGAAAGCATTTTAATGAGCGATATTCAAGACCGAATGGAAGAACTAATTAAGCCAATAGACCAGCAAATTATGATGTGTGATGATAGGCGTGATTTGCTTATGTTTAATTGTGCTATGTTACAGCGTGTAAGAGAATTATTTGATGCGCTAGTAGGAGAAGAGGGTAGAAAACAAATGTTTAAGGATTTAGTATGAATATTGATTTGAACAAATACAAAGATTTTGTAGAAGCAGTAACTAGTAAACCTAGTAATGACTTAACTACATTTATGGACCGATGTGATGAACTTGATGGTAATTACATTGGTGACGGATTACATGGACCTGATATCAATGTCCCGCTACTACTCACCGCTTGTCTAGGATTAGCGGCTGAAAGTGGAGAATTTATTGAAGTGCCCAAAAAGATGTTTTTTCAGGGTAAACCATTAAATGATGAGAACGTCTTTCATATGAAACGAGAACTCGGGGATATCATGTGGTATTGGATTAATGCTTGTAGAGCATTAAATCTTGACCCAAATGATGTTATTAATGAGAATGTACGTAAATTAGAAAGTCGCTATCCCGGTGGTAGTTTTGACGCACATTATAGTGAGAATCGTAAACCGGGCGATTTGTGATTGTTAGTTGTTTCCTGATAAATACAATATCGGGAAACATATATG